TTTCTGAAGCAGGACATGATGATGGTTGGATGCCAGAAGAAGAGATTATTGTCATTCTTGTAGAAGGCAAAGATATGGATGAAGAGTCCTACGCTTCTTTTGCTGCTGCCGAAATTACCGACAAAGACCTAGAAGGTCTCACTGATGAGGAACTTGACTTACTAAAAAAAGAAGTTAAGGGCAAGAAACAAGCAGATGCAGAACGTGCCAAATACACACCTAAAACCCAACCCCGCGATGCGGAAGGAAAGTTTCGACAAGTTCTTGCCCGGTTGAAACTGGACTTAGGTGATTCTGGCGCAGATGCTGCTCTAAAAAAGATTGAACAAGCAGAAAATCTAGATAATGCTGGAAATTACGCTGGCGCAGCCAAGGCAGCGGGTGACCTTCTAGGCATTATTGACCGCTTGGACACTGGAGCACTAAATGCTGAATCTTTAGAGAATGTCAGAACTAGTGCTGGTGAACTTGGAAAGGTTATTGCTAACCTTCCCTTTGCCTTTGGTCAGGACGCCCAAAAGATTCGTTTTAGCGATATCCCTCCTGCGCTACAACAACTTATGGAAGACATGATTACACGGGTAGAGGCCAAGATTGGTAAAGAAGACGCCGCTGTTGCCACAAAGGATTTGAACACCTTTATGTCTGGCGGGGACTACTACAGCCAATCAGAGATTTCTAGCCAGATGGCTAAGTTGCTTCGCTTACTTACCTAGTCTGTCAAAAAATCGTACAAAACTAAAAATCACACTATTAGAAGTAATGTAGTATTCAGTATTAGGTGGAGTGCCTCCACGCTATCTACACAGCGTTTCGGAGTCCCTCGGCCTCGATTGATTAGCGAGATAGGTAATTAGACCTATCGTGACTGGCCAGAGGAAGGACAGTTCGTGGACCGAATTAAAGAACAGATGGACCAACTCGCAGAGTTAGGCGACGATCAAGTTGCTGAACTTCAGAGTGCAATCCTGAAGCAACTTGAAACGGTTGAGAAAGAAGATCCTACCCCGCAAACAGTCGACGCGATGACGTCGCTTGCCGATATGCTCGATGGAGTTAGAAACGAAGTCAAGCGCCGCGAGGCCGCAGCCCAAGAACTCGCTCAGCGAGCCTCTGAGGCCGCTACCCGCGTTTACGGACAAGATGGCGAAAAAGAGGAAGAAAACATGGAGTCCAAATCAGAGGATGCTCCAATGGCAGAGGAAGCACCAGTTGCTCCAATGACAGAGGAAGCACCAATGGCAGAGGAAGCACCTGTTTCAGAAACTCCTGCTCCCGTGGAAGAGGAGAAAAAGATGGAAGAGGCAGCAGAGATGCCTGTCACTCCTGAAGAAAAAACCCCTTCTGAGGAAGAAGACGAGAAAAAGAAAGAGGAAGAAACCATGACCGAAGCGTCTACCGAAGCGGAAAAGAACGCAGAGTTCTCAACTGAATCACAAACCGAAACTACCGAAGCACCAGCACCAGTTGCTGTTGTAGAGGAAACAGTTGTTGCCGCTGCTGAGGAATCAGTAGCACCAGTAGCAACAGAAGAGGCACCAACAGCAGAAGTTGCATCAGCAGAGGCACCAGTTGCCGAAGCAGTTGCAGAGACTGTTGTAGATGCTCCAGTAGCAACAGAAGCATCTGTTGAAACTGTTGAAGGTGCAGAAGCATCTATTCAAGAAACATCAACCCAAGCAAGTGAACCAACTTTGGTTCAAGAAAATATGGAGGCACCCGTGACCGCCGCTGCAAATGCAGACAACCTCAACATTGAGGTCCCGGCTGACCGCCGTCCAACTTCTCGGACATCTGCCGCTCCTGTGGCAATCACAGCGGGTGCAGATATTCCAGGATATACGGCTGGAAGCCCATTAACAGATATGAGCGCTGTTGCTGAAGCAATGGCAAAGCGTCTACATGGCCTACGCCGTGTAAACGGTGGAGATGGAGAGCAGCACATTGTTGCTTCTGTAACCACTTCATTCCCAGAAGAGCGCACCCTTACTCAGGATGCAGAATCAAACTGGGCAAAAATCAACGCTGTGACAAGCCCAGAAGCACTTGTTGCTTCAGGTGGACACGCAGCACCATTCGAGACCAAATACGACATTTTTGGAATTGGAACAACAGCACGTCCAGTACGTGATGCTCTTCCTCGTTTCCAGGCTGATCGCGGCGGTATCCGTTTCGTAACACCACCAGTGCTTTCTTCATATGGAGATGCAGTTGGCGTGTGGACAAACGTAGTTGATACAGCACCTGGTACCGATGTTAAGGCAAGCCTTACCGTTTCAGCAGCAGCAGAGCAAACCGTCGCAACAGACGCAGTAACTTTGCAACTACAGTTCGGTAACTTGATGACTCGTGCTTATCCAGAACTTATCGCTCGTCACAACGAGTTGGGTCTGATTCAGCACGCTCGTGAAGCAGAGCAAAACCTTCTTACAAAGATTGGTGATGCTTCAACAGCAGTTACAACTACTTCCCTAATCGGATTTGGTCGTGACTTCCTAGTACAACTAGGTCGCGCTGCTGCTGCTTACCGTTCACGTCATCGCCTAGAGGCTGATGCACCACTTCGCGCCATTATCCCTTCATGGGTTAAGGACGCAATGGCTGCTGACCTTACTTTGGCAATGCCAGGAGATTCAACTCTCAATGCATACGCAGAAATCGACGGATACGTTGCTTCTCGTGGAGTATCACTAAGTTACTCACTAGATCAAAACGTATTTGGTGCACAAGGTGCTACTGCTCTTGTAGAGTTTGCAGATTCATTCACATGGTACCTATTCGCAGAAGGTTCATTCTTGTTCCTTGATGGCGGTACTTTGGATCTAGGAATCATCCGTGATTCCACCCTTGTTGGAACTAACGACTACAAGATGTTTGTTGAAACCTTTGAAGGTATCGCATTCATCGGTGTAGAAGCACTGAAGATTACTTCAACCATTTCTATCAACGGTGTGGCTGCTGCCCTTCGTGATACAACTGGTGGAGCAACTGCTGCTGCTATTGAGTACTAAGCCGTACCCAGTAACTAGAAGTAAATAAGACCGAGACAACGCTCAAGAGTACGAAGGAGTAATACAAGATGGCATTTCGTGGAGTTTACCCAGCACCCGATTTAGTGCCCGCTCCTTGCGGACTCTTGAGCGTTGCTCGTGTCAAAACACATACTGCGTCAGATTATGACGAAAGATGGGTACGTGGTTTTGCATATGAGTTTGATTCATACTCAACTATCAGACTTCTCTCTGTAAATGATGAAGCAGTTTCAGGTGGAGAATTATTTGATGCTGATGGAGAGCCTAATTATTTAGATTATCAGCCATTCTTTATTGAATCAGAAGTATTTCAATCAACTTTTGGTCTTCCAGGTGAAGATCGTTTTGAAATTGCTATCAAGCAATTAGAAGCAGCAACACAGAAAGCCCTAGAGACTGAACTCTGGGATGGACTAACTGCTCAGGCAGAGTCAAACACTAATAATTATTTATCAAAGGCTGCATCCGTAACAATTCCTGCTGTTGGAGCATATTCAGCATCAGATGCTTTATTCCACCTAGAACAAGCACTTGCTGCTTCTCCTTATGGTGGTAATGGTGTCATTCATATGACAAGAGATGTTGCTTCTATACTTGGATCAAAGATTAAATTTGATTCATATGATGCTCCAGCACCAATGGGCAAGATGAGAACTCGTCTTGGCACAGAGGTGGTTATTGGTTCTGGCTATTCAGGAAATGGACCAATTGGAAACGCAAACGCAACAGCATCAGCAACCAACCGCTGGATGTACGCAACTGGACCTGTAGAGGTTCATTTGAGTAAGCCAGAAGTTGTAAACGACACATTGTCACAAGGCTTAAATGCTAGTATTAATGACATGAACATCAAGGCAGTTCGTGCTGCTGCGGTGTATTTCGACCCATCATCACATTATGCAGTTCGGGTAGCAGTACCTGCACTTGCATAGTATATAGAAACAAACTAAGGAGAAAAAGGTATGGCCACTCAGGACTACGCGGCAAGCGTCCAAGGTGTGGCGATCCGAGTCACTAGACTGGACGCCTCAGGCAACTTACTCACTGAACCAGGTGATAGTTACACAACCTCGGCGTTCCTCCGCGCTTCATTCACACCAGAGTACGAAGAAGGCGATGAAATTGTAGAGAAGTCAGCAGACGGAACAGTCTGTGTTTCTTACAAAGCCCCAGATACTCTAAAGCGCATTACTATGGAACTCGCAATTTGCGAACCAGACCCAGAACTAACAGCACTGCTATCAGGTGGTTTGTTACTTCGTAAGAACTTTGGAACTTTTGCATCCCCAGACAACGAGAGCATCGGTTGGGCCGCGCCAGCCGTAGGAGACGATCCTGCTGGAAACGGCGTTGCTATTGAAGTTTGGTCATTCGCAGTAAAAGATGGAAAGCGTGCAACAACAAATCCATACTTCTACTGGGTTTTCCCATACGCAAAATTGCGTCAATCAGGTGACCGCGTAATTGAAAACGGTCTACTTGCTAACACATTTGAAGGTTATGGTTTAGGAAACGTAAACTTCGACACAGGTCTAGATGGCCGTTGGGAGTTCCCAATCGCAACAGAGCGTCCTTATTCATACGCTCGCGGTTCATGGGCACCAACAGGTCTAAAGGGCTTCTACGAGTGGTATGACAACCTATCAGCCGTAGTAAACAACAAGTCTCTTACATCTAACGTAGCAACACTTACTACTGCTTCAGCCCACGGCTTTGAAGCAGGTCAGAGCGTTGTTGTAGCAGGTGTTGATGCCACATTCAATGGTACTTACACAATTACCACTGTTGGAAGCAACACAACCTTCTCTTACGCAAAGGTTGCTACAAACGTTACTAGTGCTGCTGTATCCCCTGTGGGCACAGCGGTTCGTCAACGTGGATATACAGCGGTTACAGACTTTGCCTCACAAGGCTCAACTTCAACTTACAACGTACCTGGTAACTCAGACTACAACGCTGATGAGAATGTTGACTTTATTATCGCATCGTCAGAAGACCCAACAGAGTAATTAGATAACTGAGGGCGGACGACGTGCCAGTCGTGTCATTAGCACACATGGTAAGTCGTCCGCTTTTAGTATTTAGGAGACATAGTGAGCAGTAATCTTTGGACTAACGTAGAGGATTTAGGCAGCACATATGCCGATTCTGACTATGCTTATGATGCTGTAAAAACTGCTTCCTATTTACTTTGGGCAATGTCAGGCCGTAAGTACAGTGGAACAACTACTGTTACAGAGCGCTATGTTTCTATATTTGACCCTTATTTGCGTGCTGGAGCATCAATACTTACATACGTACCTACTCTTATTGATGGAGATGTTCGAAATCTTCGTCTAGGTGGTTCTGGTTTATATGGAGATGACGATTATTTAGGCGATGGAACATCATCAAATACTCGTATCCGCCTTCGTGGTCGTAAAGTTGTAAAAATCCACACTGTAAGAGATATTGATGGAAACATCATTGACCCATCTCAATACTATTTAGTAGAGCACTCAACACTTTTGGCATCACCTGGAGCCACTTGGACTCCATCAAACGTAGAGGTTACATATACCTACGGAACACCTCCTCCAACAGCAGGTAAAAATGCTGCTCGTATGTTGGCTATTGAACTTGTAAAACTTTATGAAGGGGATGACACCTGTGCTCTGCCTCAGCGTGTAACTTCAATTTCTAGACAAGGAATTTCATACACAGTACTTGACAATCAAGATTTTATTGATGACTTGCGTACTGGACTTTATGCTGTTGATTTATTTTTGAAAACTTCTAATCCAGATAAAGCCCGTGCTCGTGCTCGTGTATTTAGCCCAGATGTTCCTAAGGCTCGTCGTATTACTCCAAAACCTTTCTTGTTCACAGAAACAGCATTTGACTTAAGAGTCTTGCCAACTGGTGGAAGTGTTGTACTTTACTTAGATGAAGTAAGTGGAGATTTCTTACTAAACGACAATGCCTGGGTAGTCTCTATGACTGTCTCTGATTACACAGGATCTAAAACTGAAACTTTTACTGGTGCTGCCGTGTTGAATCGTGGCACTGAGAAGATAACTGTTACAGTTGATTACTCAGATATTCTTGCTGTTCTAGGGCCAAGGGAGCCAGGTTCATATGACATCTACTGTACTAGACCAAGTTTGGCAAACCCTGCTGTAGACGAGGTAATTAATCTTCTTACAGCAAATGCGTCAATTCAACTTGGAACAAGAGTAGAGCCTATCTACACCTTGTAGAATTTACGTAAAAGACGAAAGAGAGACATAAGTGGCAACACCTATAAATAAGGCATCTGTTAGCAGTAATGCTAAAAATCTTGCTGTATTTTTGCAAGCAGTCTTAGACCAAGTTGTTTCTTCTTATGCTTCTTACAATATGCCTTTGCCTTCTAGAAGGTACTACACCTTAGGACAGCCAGCAGTTGATTGCGAGCAGGTTGTTGTTTCTTTTGTTCAAATGTATGTCGGTTCTCCTGGGGATGAAGCAACAGAGCCACGACGCTGTAATGACCCAAGAAGTGCGACAATAAATGTTTCTATTTCAAGAGAGGTTCCCGTTGTAGGTCAAAACGGAAGACCACCATCAGCAGAGAACATTGAATCTTTTGCTGAAATCTCTGCATATGATGCTTGGATTTTATTAGACAGCGCTGCTCAGTTAGATACTTGGGAGCCTGGAGGATATGGCTTGGGAGTAATTGCAACTGTAGAAGTTCAAGCACCAGAAGGTGGATTCCAAACTGTAGTTCTTACATTTACAGCGGCGGTTCCATAAAATGGCAACAGTAGTTATTAGAAGAGCAGAGTTAGATTTTATGCTCAACAACCCTTCGGGAGATGTCGGAAGATATCTAGCAAAGAAGGGAAGAATAATTCAGGCTGCTGCTAGGGCTCAGGTTGGAGTTAGAACTGGAGCACTTCGTGCTTCTATTCATATGCGTCACTTGCGTGATTCTAGAGGTCAGTTTATAAAAGTTGGCTCTTCATTGAACTATGCACTACTTCACCATGAGGGAAGTAAGCCTCATATCATCGTTCCTGACAGGGCAACGATACTTAAGTTTGCTACTAGGGGCCGTGTGGTCTATGCCCATGCAGTTAGGCATCCTGGAACAAAAGCAAATCGCTATCTTACTGACAACCTAAAGTTGGTAAAATAGTTAGTAATTTACTATGCCAATAGTAAATAAAGACATACGAGAAACGAGGACAAACAAAGATGACAAATCCGAGATTTAGGGATTTTGGTGCTGGTGACAGCGTCTCAGAACCCCTTTCTTTCAAACTTCATGGGGAGGAGTTTCACTGCAAACCAGCACTCCAAGGAAAAGTTCTTTTGGACATGGTTGCTACTGCCCAGTCTGGTAATGATAGCGCTGTTGCAAATAATTTAATTGAAACTTTTTTTGCAAAAGCACTTATTGAAGAAAGTCTTATTCGCTTTCAGGTTTTACTAGAAGACCCAGAAAAAATCGTAACTGTAGAAACGTTAGGAGAACTTACTTCCTGGTTAGTGGAGCAATACTCAAGCCGCCCTACGCAGGGGCCAGGGGACTCCTTGAGTGGGCAGTAGACCTTTGGCCTTATGTCAACGGGAAAGCACTAATGAGCGGCCTACAGATTTCTGAGTTGTCTTCTTCTGAGATGCTAGACGTTATACACGTCTTATTTGAAGAAGATTACACTAGCGCTGTTAGTGGAGAACAAGTTGACGCAAAGAACAAGATTAGAAAAATTATGTATAAAGAGTTCTATGACAGAACTTATACATATGGTAAAAGTTCAAACGATTACTCTGAAGAGCCTTTAGGCGCTCAGGTGGATTACAGCGATGTAACTCCATTTGATCCAAAAAAGGCAGCAGTAAAACCGTTTGTTCCTGCTACAGATATTAATGAAAACTCTCCAAAACCATTTGGAAAAGTATTAGAC